CTTAAACTTCGATAATCTGTGTCTACCAAGGTTAAAAGCCATATTGACTAACACTCGTTTAACTTGGTCTGGTAAAGATGCAAAGTTTAAAAAGATAGCACAGCAGTCAGTAACAGCCTCTTTGTAATCCACATCAAACCATTCTAACACTGCTTCCATCGGTACAGAGTCACCGACTTCTAAGCCATCAACCCCTAACAACATGTGACCGATACCTGCAGTAGGGATTCCTTCAGAGCATAAATACACTTCAGTCTTACAACCTTCATGCTTTACCAGATCTTCTTTAATCTGAACTTCTAACTCTTCACTGATCATCAGACTCTATAGGCTCCACATCAATAATGTCATCATCGTTCTGTACAGATGCCTGTGTTCCAACACCTGTAATCGTAATACTTACACTGTTCTTACCCTGTGACATCTTGTCTTTCTCAAAATAGCTCACAGGTAACATTCTATCCATTAACAGCTTCCAAGCCGCCGCTTGGTTTTTATGCTCATCATCCAACGCCGCATTAAATATTGCATCCATTACCTTTGCAGACTTTGGAGATGCTAACATCCGAGCTTTATATTCATTGATGATAGCGGCATCACCGGGCGGTCTACCTCTAACACCCCTGTTGCCTTCTTTTTTAGCAACAACTTCGCCCTTTTTAGGTCTACCTCGCCCTCTTTTTACTATTTCAGACATGGAACTATTCCGTTTTATCCATAGGCTGTACAGTCTAGCACAAAAACAGTGCAAAGTCAACTATTTTGGCATGAAAGTTGCACAGAGTGTTATAATATAACATTCTTTTTAGAATCAAAGGCTTGATAGGCTTAGAATTTAGCGTATTTTAGCGACTTTTAACAGCATTTAAGTGCTATTTTGCCTTCTTGCAAGTCTGTGCAGGTACTATAATAATATTAAAGTCCTATAGCCCCTCCCCGGGCCTTTAAAGCAGGGTAGGGCAGTGACGCACCAAAGCGGTGCAGACGCACCAGAACGGTGCAGGCTATCGCACCAAGATGGTGCAGGCTGTACAGGCTGTAAAGCGCCGGTTTACTGTGCAGTCTGTAAAGGCTGGGGCGCTGTTTTTGCGCTGGTGCAGGCTATGAAGACGGTAAAGAGTGAGAGACGGTGAAGTACCCTATAGGTCTCTTCAGTCTCAAAAGCCTGCAACGCTATCAGCTCGCACCAAACTACAAAGACTAGGCCGATTGTAAAGCGCTGTAACAGGCTATAACAGGCTGGCATATACTAGGGTATCCATTGTCGCTTAGAATCGCTTGTAGGCGCTTAGGATGCGTCCTAGCGTGTTGCAGCGATGGGTTTTTAAGGCCTGCGATGCATGTAGTGCAGGCAAAAAAAAGCCTGCAACAATGGCAGGCTAAATTGCGAGAATTGATTAGGCTTTACAGCTCATACACTACGTAGCATATGAAGCCTATTGCGATGCATAGTTCGATGATTTCTAGCATGTTGCGATTAGCTCCGGATTCGGTACGACAAAATCATTCGCTTGTGATTTCGCTTTACCTTTAGCACGTAGGCCGATAATGATGCCTGCATCGTCTTCGATACGTAAATCGTGCAAATCCCCATCAATTACTTTACGGCCTAGAAACTTGGAAGGTAATCCGCCGGAAAAGACCACGGCAATATTCGCATTCTTGTTGAGTGCTGTTTCGATCTGTTTCGCATATGTAGGCTTGTTTGAGTAACTGAACGTTAAATGGTAGTTATCCGGTACAAACTTTGAGCCAATACGTCCCACTCGCTTGGTGTAGTCGTGAAACTGAATATTCGGGAAGCTTTGGGGTATGTTGTAGGCTTCCCATGCGATATCGGATAGCACGTTCAGACGTACTAAAGGCTTTAGGCCTTCACGTTTCGCTTTACGTTCTAATGCGTGCAAATCCTTTCGAAGTTGATCTAAAAATCCGTCTTTATCAGTTTCGAACCATTCAGTCTTAGAACGTCTAGCGGCCTGTACATTCTTAAAAATACCACGGCCTGCAGACTGTAAGCATGTATCCATGCATCCAGCGGCCTTAGCGCCTGCGCAAACTTTATCGTTCGGCATCAGCGAAAGGCCTGCATATAGATAACGGCCTGCGGCGGCCTTGTTAGTTTTGACGATTTTAGAATTACCGCCAATGGATAAAAGTTTCATTTCAGAGTCCTTTAATGGATTGGATTTGAGTAAATACGGCGGCGGCGTCTTCCGCATCATTTTTGTCTTCGAACAAAAACCGAAGTGTATTGTCGTCTTTGGGATAATCCGCAACGGTATCGAATTCAATATTGAGATATTCCAATATCTGGCACAATTGCGGCGAATTACTGTAATGCGCTTGCATACCGTCTAAATAGTCTTTGAGATACATACCCGATAAAGCGTTTGGTACCTGTACCGAATAGGCTGGCAAATCGCTGTAGGGATTTGGTGTTACTTCAATTACCGTTTGCATGTTGAATCCTTAGCAGGCCCGAAGGCCTGCGTTATCGTTAAAACTAATTAAACCCAATTCCAAAGCTGGCGTAATGGTTTGCGCTTTTCTACACCAATTGAAACCTTGCCAATGTGCGCTTGTTTGAATGTGTCGCCGCCGTCAAAACCGAAGCGATACTTTTTAGAACGAAGACCAATAAGGCCTGCGATGCGCTTGTTGCAAATATACATATCAAAACGAATGCGTCCGTTTTGAACGTCTGAAGCCTTTAGGCTAAACAATTGAAAGTGAGTCATAATATCGCCCCTTTTGCGATTGGTTAAAAGATACCGATTTGTTTCGGTAGCGCATTATAAACATAAAGCGGCAACAATTTGCCAGCAATCCTTTAATTGTATATTTCAATCGTTTCGTCTGTATCGATAGCGAACAATCGATGCACCAAATCGGTTCGCTCTCCCCTCTTCAGAGATTCGGAAATTTCAGGATATATAAAATAAAGTGTATAACATATATATCTAAGGGACTGCGAGACCCATGATATTGGGACTGTGATACCCTTGTAAAAAAAAATGTTGACACCTCTTTACCAGTCCATTAAAATCGACACTCCACTAACAAACAAAGGGACAGTGAAACCCATGAGATGTAAAGCATGCAATGTTGAACTCAATGATTTTGAGTCAACACGGAAAAGTTCTGTGACAGGCGAGTTCTTAGATCTGTGTAACCATTGTTACAAAGCTGTTAGCAATGATGTCCAAGCTATTGAAAGATATGACTTAATGGATGTTGAAGATGAGGTTGACAGCTACGAAGATCAATGATACCCTCTCTATATAGACTAAGTAGCTATTCAGCTAAATAGCTATTTAGCTTTAACAGCCCTAAGTATCTAATACATAGAACTGTTAAAGAGATATTAGAGTTATGTACATAGAGCTATTAAAGAGGCTATATAGTGGCAGGTAAAATTCCAACAGTACAGCGTTGCCTCATGACAGGGGCTTTAACAGGTGAGTCAGCCTACAAGTGGGCTATGTTCCTTGCAGATGAATATTCGTTTGACGCTGACAATCCATTAATGTATGATGTATTTAAAGCGATGGCAGAGTCGTTAGAGCCTAAACCGGGCAAAGCCTCTGTTGCATCATTCACCTCTAACAGACTGGAAAAGGAAATACTCAAATGGACTCAGTCTACGGATTAGACAATATCAGCACGATCATATTGATCAGAGAGCTGGATAAGCGTGTATTCTATTTTGACGGTACAGATGACACACTCTGTAATGTAACAGAGTCAACTGTACAGGAGCTGAAAGAAGCACTACAATCGGTGTTAGAAGAATACACTGATGTGATACTGCAACGTGTTCAGGACAATATGGAGCATTTCGACAATGAAGGCTGAAGAAATCAGAGAGCTGTATGACAGCAATCCCAACATCACACTGAAGCAACTCAGTGGTTGGACAGGATTAACGATACCAGAGCTGAAAAGGATACTGATGTCATGACTTTAATGGAAGTTAAAGCGCTACCATGCTCAGAAACAGATATATGGCTGTTACATAAACATTACGCTAAAAGAAAATGTCAGCGTATGTTTTGTTTTGGCCTATATGTTGATGATCTGTTAGAGGGCGTGGTCACATATGGTATGCCTCCATCACCACAGGTAGGTAGAGGCTTCTTAGGCGAAGAGCATCGAACTAAGGTGTTAGAGCTAAACCGCCTATGCATCAATGAAACAGCACCTAAAAACTCCGCTTCTTTCTTAGTCGGTAACAGTCTAAAGAATCTTAAAGATTGGGTCATAGTAAGCTATGCTGACGGGGCGATGGGTCATATAGGTTACGTATACCAAGCAACTAATTTTCTGTACTGTGGGGCTAAGAAGGCTCATGACAAAGAATATTTTGTAGATGGGAAGTGGGTACATGCTAAGGTGTTAACTAATCGAGGTATTAGCGCACCTTCAAAATGGGCGGAAGATAACAACATCGAGACGAAGCTACCACAGCCTAAACATCGATATGTGTATTTTGCAAATAAAAAGTATAGAAAGCATTTGAAATATGATATACTTCCATATCCAAAAGGCGATACCAAAAGATATGTATCCCCGGATATAAAAACTCAACAGGAGCTAATCTGATGATTGATCCTCAAACAGGCTGTGATGACGACTACGATGAAGCGTTGCAATTCTGCATCAATGAAATCATCGAAGAAATTCACCGCATAAAAGAACTGGACAATCTCTCAGTTGAAAGTGTATACTATTCGATCTTCGGTAAAGATATCGAAGCCCGTTATGAAGAATACCTACAGGAGCTAAAGCAATGAATTCAATCTACACCGTTGAACAGCTTAAAGAATACCTATCAACACTACCAATCGGTGTTGACGCTGTT